AGCACCCACGCAGCGACAATCACGACCCCACCAAGATATAGAACGTGCTGTATTAATGAGTTCTTCGTCATTTGAGCAAACCATGCCTCCTTCGCCAGTGGAAATGTGATGTGCTGGATAGAATGAGGTGGTCCACGAGTAGTAATAATCCGTGAGCAACTTACCATTCCAGCGAGTACCAAGTGAATCGCAATTATCACCAATGAGGTATATATCGTTCTCAGCACAGAACTTTGCAATCTCATCCATGTCTGGGGGGTTACCAAGAACTGGAGAAACAAATACAGCAACTGTTTTATCAGTCAATGCTTTCTTGACAAGGTTCACATCAAAGTTCAATGTGTCCATCTCAATATCAACAAACACTGGTTTGAGATTATTCTGAACGAGTGGAGCAATTGTGGTTGGGAAGCCAACAGGTGATACAATGACTTCATCGCCATCTTTCCACTTCAAATGTTTCTTGAGCGCAGCAACCATTGTAAGATTTGCTGATGAACCAGAGTTCACCATGTGGTTATGTTTCACATTGAACTTGCGACCAAACTCCCATTGAAACTTACCAACCTGTTCACCAGAAACAAGCCACTTGCCTGTGAGGAATGCAGTTACACCCGCGATAACTTCTTTCTCATCCCAATATGGACCAGAATAGAATACAGTGTCTTTTTCAGGATTGAATTCTTTGCAGTTGTAGGCATACTTTGGTGTACCAACCTCAGCAACGAGATTTTCAATCATCTTTTCCACATCAGTCTTCATAGTGTTTCCTTAAATTGAGCAATACGTTTTTCAAGAGCAACTTTTACAGGCGACATTCTTTCATACGCTGGAATAACGCAATTAGATCTTCTTGCAGCAGTTACAGTTTTAAACTCATCAGCTGTGTACCATTCGCAATTTAAATTCATCATCTCAGCAATTTCACGAGTAGAAATCGGATCCCAGTTGACAAGATTGTAAGTAAAACATGCATCGCGTTCAATCAAATCTATTGCATGTTCCACTGCTTCATCAATGTCACTAATTGAGTTCAATCCACCTTCAACTAGTTTACCTGATTTTGAATAATTATACAACTTTTGTAGAAGATTTTTTGGACTAGGCGACCCATCAAATGGCAAACGCACTCTAAAGATTAAACATTTATCTTTAAGCAAGAGATCTGATACGCCCTTGCTGATTGAATATGTGCTACCAAAGAAGTTTGGATCAGCATAATCATCTCGTATTTCACCTTCGTAAATGCATCCACTAGAAAAGTGTGCAAATTTAATTCCTTCCTCATGACAAATTTCATGAAGTCGAAGCGGAAATATTGCATTTGCCTGCATTGTCTCTGCTTTGATTTTCTCACAAGCATCAACATTTGGTGAGCCAGTTATTCCTGCGCAATTTACAACCCAATCAAATGTGCGATGATTGAGGAGAAGATCCTCTACTTTGTGATGAGGGCATAATGTAACAACATGCCCATTTATCACTAATTGGTCGAACATCTTTCGACCAACCCAACCTCTACCGACGACTAATATATTCATGTTGTTGCAGTATTTTGCTCAAATACTTCCCATAGTCAGATTTAGAATATTTCTCTGCTGAAGCGCGAACTTGATTTTCAGTAATCCATGCATTCTTAAATGCAATTTCCTCTGGACATGCAATCATCATTCCAGTTCTACGCTGAACAGAACCCACAAAGACAGATGCTTCTGATAAAGATTCAAAAGTTCCAGTATCAATCCAAGCAATACCACGATTTAGATATTCAACCTTTACGTCATGACTTTGAAGATATAGATTGTTAATGTCAGTGATCTCTAACTCGCCACGCGCAGAAGGTTGAATCTGCCATGCATAGTCTACTACTTTATTGTCATAAAAGTAAAGCCCAGTCACAGCATAATTGCTTGGTGGATATTTTGGCTTTTCTTGAATCGATTTCAATTCACCATTATCATTGAGTTCAACCACACCGAAACGCTCTGGATCAGATACATGATATGCAAACAGAGTGCATCCAACATTGTTCCAAGTAGCAGAATTAAATCGATTGATTAATTCATTTCCGTAGAAGATATTATCGCCAAGAATGAGAGTGACATCGTCTTTACCAATCCACTTTTCGCAAATACGAAAACATTCGGCAATACCCTTTGGTTCATTCTGAATTGCATAAGAGATGCTGATTCCCCACTGCGAACCATCACCACAAAGACGTTTGAATGCTTCTGCGTCATTTGGTGAATTTACAATCATAATGTCGCGAATACCAGCCATCATAAGTGTTGACAGCGGATAGTAGACCAATGGTTTATCATAAACAGGAAGCAACTGCTTCGAAGTTACTTCAGTGCATGGGTATAAGCGTGTCCCCATTCCACCTGATAGAATTATTCCTTTTCTCATGAGTACCACTCCAATGTTTTTCGGAGACCTTCAGTTATATAAGTCTTTGCTTTCCAACCGAGATCTCGTTCAAGTTTTGATGAATCCATAGCATATCTAAAATCATGACCTTTACGATCAGTTACAAAATTAATCCAGTTCTGATACATGTGGACTGGTTTACCCATTAAATCAAGAATAAGCGTGACCATCCCAAGATTGCTCATCTCATGACCACCACCGATATTGTATCGCTCACCAGATTTAAAATTCTTACCAATAGTTAATAGTGCATCGCAATGATCTTCAACAAACAACCAATCACGAACATTCTGACCGTTACCATAAACAGGGATGGGTGTATTGTTTTTGATATGACGAATCACAGTTGGAATAAACTTTTCTGAATGTTGTCGCGGTCCATAGTTATTTGAGCAATTAGTTACAACTGCTTCTATACCATGTGTGTTCACATAAGCGCGAACAAGATGATCACTGGCTGCTTTGGTTGCAGAGTATGGATTGCGTGGATCGTATGGTGTCTTTTCAGTAAATGCTGGATCATCATGACCTAAACTACCATACACTTCGTCAGTCGAAACGTGAATCAGTTTACCGCCAAACTTCTTTATACATTTTAAAATGTTGTGAGTGCCTTCAACATTAGTGCTGATGAAATGATCGTCACCAGCAATAGAGTTGTCAACGTGAGACTCAGCAGCAAAGTGATATGTAATTTTCGGGTCATAGTCATAGTATAATTGATCTAGTCTATTGATATTGCGAATGTCGCAACGCACCAAGATGACGCGATAGTCTTCGTGAAGACCAAGAATATTGTTTGAGTTTGCAGCGTATGAATAGTTGTCAAGAATCACAACTGTGTCTGCGGGATATTTTTTTAGGTGGGCGAATACAAAGTTAGATCCGATGAATCCCAAACCACCAGTCACAAATACATTCATAAATCATCCTTTAATCATTTTCATTCCAATTCTATTTCCTACAGGATTTGGAGTGCTCGAAGGAGAATGAAACTTAAAATTTGCGTCAGAGAAAGTTTTAATTATATAGTTTAAATTTCCAGACTTCCATTTTACTGGTCCACTTATTGGTGGTGTATGATCCAAATAAATTTGATTTACAGTCAGTGACCTTGCAGCCAGCGTCAACACTTCTGTAGCACCATTGTCAGTATCATTGAGCCAACCCATTACTTGACTTGTGATTGGGAAATGCAGTAAACCCCATTTTTTATATCTCTTACCTGCTGTTCCAGCAAATACAGATCTCATTTTCTTTTCACCAGCATCACCACCCAATTGAAATTCTGCAGCATCAAAAAGTGGTTTAAATTCTTTCATGCAAGAATCGAAAGTTCCGCATGCATCTATTGCAGCCATCAAATTTTCAACACTCGGAATTCCACTTGAATATCCAGTTTTATACTTTTTATTTTTCATTATGTTAATGAGTGCTTCATAGCCTGGGATGTTCAAAAAATCTGCTGCTACAAGAACACCATCATAAATGGACTCGTTGTTTAAAATTTTTAAAACTTTCTTTGCTCTTTTTTGTTTTCGAGTTAAAGAATCATCATCCATTTTATTGAGTTTATCTTCTAATGCATTGATAGAAGGAGCACCACCCTGCCCAGCCTTTGCTGAAAATGGTTCGTCAACTCCGTTTTTTACCAAATAATAATCAACTAATCTTTGCGCTTCAGAAGTAGGAAACTTTGCTGCAGTATATCCTTTCTTTGAATTAAGCATGTAGATGGCACCAGTGACCTCGCCAAAATCTGATGTGAGCACACCTATGTCTGCGCCAGTCAATCCTGAAAATTCTGCTTTGAATGTTGGTTTACCAGATGCAGAATTTTGCACCATCAATTTGCATGCATTTTTTGCTGCTGGTGTTAGATCGATTTTACTTAATTTGCCAAGAACTGTTCGAACAATTACATCTGAACTCACAGGCTTCATTGTATTCAAACCAAATTTTGCTGGCGTGAGTAATTTCTTTTTAACAGCCATTATTTTTATAAACCTTTTTAAGAAACTTTTTCCAGACCTTTGGATCCTGTTTACGAAAATGCATACGATACATGTAAACGGCTTCACAGACCTTCCAACTAATTTTGTGCGCCTTTCGTAATTTATTTATATCTAGTTTTTCAGCCTGAGTTTCATATGCATGAGCATCCAATTCATCTGGATTCCCATAATACATCACCTTTAATTTATTTTGTTTAGGTTTTGGTTTATATTCTTTCTGCAAAAGAAGTGGACGCAATCTTTGCTGGTACTTATGGCGATACTCATGATGTATCGCTCGAATGATCTTTACAGCAAGATTATGAGCACCCTGTTCAGTGATGATTGCTTTCCTAGAATCTTTCGGAAAAGATAACTGAATGTAGATATGCTCAGGAATATAATTTGAAATGCGACCACAATAATGACCACTTATGATCACATTATGATCTGGATAATATTCGCCTTCGTATCTTTCGGAAGAGAAGGTCACAATATTATTCTTGAATGCTTTTTTAAGACCACGAATGATAGAAGGAATGTGTTTCTTTCCCACCCAATTTTGAGCAAGAGCGTAAACTTTCTTCTCTATCTTTTCAAGTTTCATTAGACCTTCAGATTCTTAAACTTGTCAGTAGACTTTTTGCCACGATCAAAGACAGGCGTGGATTCTTTTTCTTGCATAACTGCATCTTGCGCCTTCATTTCAAGATCATACAGTTTCATCTTTGCACGATCGACTCCGATAGTAAATCGTTTATGGAGGTTGGGATCGTTATAACGATTCTTGAGTTGCTTGACGAGTAACTGATTAAGTTGCTGCAACTCTTCAGTACTAACAAGAGCAAACATAAAGTCAGCAGTCGCAGGTAGACCGAACGATTCTGAAGTATCTTCAAGTCCAGGGTCCGAGTTGCTAAACCCAGAGCGTGTCGTTTGAGTTGCTGAAACAATCGGAACATTATTTTCTACTGCCAGTCCGCGAAGTTCTTCAGCAATCGCTTTGATGTAGGTATAGGAGTTGACATTCGCACCTGCTTTGATTCTCGCCGACGCACAGATATTTAGATAGTCAATGAAGATGATATCTGGACGGAAGTTTTTCTTCAAAGCAAGATCGTTGATTAGTGCGCGAAAGTGAGCAGGATTCGCAGACGCAGTCGGATACTCTTTAATAATCAACTTGCCCTTGACCTTTTCCTTGAGTTTGCCCATGCGCTTTTCATACATGTCCTTCGGCATGTTCATGAGATCATCAAGAGAAACATTGAGAAGATTCGCGTCAATACGTTCAGCGATCTTCTCTTCAGCCATTTCAAGAGTTATGTAAAGAACGTTGTAGTTTTGAACCAGGCAACTAGAAGCCACATGACACATGAAAAGAGACTTGCCGACGCCAGTACCTGCAAGAGCAATGTTAAGGGTCTTTTGCGGAAGTCCCCCTTTAGTAATCTTGTTGAAATATTCAAGATCAAAGGGTATTCTTTTTTCGATACGATGATAAAAATCGTAGCGATCAGCGTAGCAATCCAAAAAGTCGTGGCCAATATGAGGATCGAAACTAACGCCCAAAGCATCAGAAAGCAAAGTAGGAATGCTTCCTTTGCCCCTCGCTTGATCTTTCCCATCGAGGATTTGAATTGAATCCATGATTGCATTATAGATTGCCTTTTCTTGACAGAACTTTTCGGCTGTATCAAGTAACCAGCCCATTTGTTGTTCTGATTTGTCATTCGAAATCTCCGTCAACAACTCCAGAGATTTATTTAACTCGACTTCAGTGAGTTTGCTTGACTCTTTAAGAGAAATCTCAAGAGCCGCGATGGGTGGAAGATTATTGTACTTTAGAATGAATTGCTTTATTTCTTCGAACAGTTTTCTTTCGTGGCTTTCGGTTAGATACTCGCTTTTCAGAAACGGCAACGACTTCCTCATGAACTTCTCGTTGCGAATCAGATTCGATAGGATCAGTGTTTCTGTTTTCATTCATTTCCCTTTTGTCATTTTCAATTGCCCCATAAAGTATACTACGCATTACACTTTGAGTAAAGCGAGTAAATCTCCAGGACTTTACATTACAATTGTTTACATTTGAGATGATATCATAGTCAAAGGTCAACAATCCATCTTCACCAACTTTGACATTAGCATACTCTACAATTACACCTTCATATTTTTTTAAAAACTTAATAGCGAATGTGCTACTATCACCGCTTAAATCAAAAAAGAATGTGTAGTGCTTGTCAAGTTTGATAAACTTCTTTGCATACCAAAACTCATACTTGGCAAACAGATCTTGAATTTTATTCTTGATCGTCATCTTCAACCTCTGTTACTAAATTACCAGCAACTGCTGAACTGAACTGATAATTTGTTCGAACCCATTCTTTAAATGTCTCATCAGAAAGAATGCTGTCCCAAAAATCTGGCGATTCAGTATCAGCCATTCGCCACTTCTTGCTTTCAACTTCACCAGTGGCAGTATTCACTTTTGCATACCAGCCTACATTTGGCTTCGTAACATGACCAGACTCAAGTGCCATATCCAAAAGACCACTGTACTTGCTAATACCACCATCGAAGCGAACTGTGACAGGGATACGGGCTTTTTCACGAACATAACGAGACTTCTCAACGTTGATAATAAAGTTATAGCCAATCAAATCAGTGCCATCTTTTTCCTGTTGACGACCAAGGATGTAGATGTTGTCTGCTGAATAATAGGAACCTGTTCCGCCACCGACAATATCCTTGGGATACAGACCTATCTCTTTATAGGTGTGATTTACTACGACCATCGGAATGTCCTTTAGGGTGAGGTGTGGTGTCACCATACGGAACAGGGATTTAATTTGCTTTGCGCGACTCATGTCAGCGACTGACTTGCCATCCATCGCATCCTCAACTTCTTTCTTCGAAGCCAAGTTACCAATTGAGTCAATTACAATCATGACGCGCTCGCCACGTTCAATGTTGCTCAACTGCTGCATAATATCAAACTTCAATTGCTCAACGTCAGTGATCGGAGTGTGAACTACGCGATCAGTGTCAATGCCAAACGAAGTGAAATAGTTTTGTGGCGTACCGAACTCTGAGTCATAGAAAAGAACAACAGATTCAGGATACTTGTCTTGATATGCTTTTGCCATCAACAGACTGAATGCAGTTTTAAAGTGTTTGGAAGGACCAGCCCACATTGTGAGACCAGGAGTAAAACCGCCATCAAGGTCACCAGAGAACGCAACATTCACGACAGGAATGCTTGTCTGAATCATATCCTTTGAGGCAAAGAACTTTGATCTTGCAAGAATAGCAGTGTCTTTGATCGTGCTATTCTTCTTCAATTTTTCTAACAAACTCATAATCTACTCCTAAAATTTTCCACCATCCAATTCGTTTGAAGGATTGTTTGGTGTATCAGTGTGTTTTATACCAAAGTCATCTTTCATCATAAAACTGTAGATGCTGTCCTTCATCCTTTTATTATAACTGTCTTTCGGCTTTTTGTCAACCTTTTTCTTTTTCTCAAGAACTATTTGTTTTGGCTTTTGTGTATATGATATGTTTGCAGCAATCAAAAGTAAAACTGCAAGCGGATCAAATACAAGAACGATAAGTACAATCACAAACCTAACAGCGCTGTTAAAATGATTTTGTGCATCGTCACCATAAATCATCTCAGCAACATACTTCAATGGACCAATTTCTGCTTCAGCCTTTAAATTTGTTTTCTGTAGAGGTGCAAGTTCTTGATTTAATTTGGCAATTTTAGCCGATGATTCAGAGATAGATGTATTAAGTAGTGACCTCTCATTACGTTGTCGTGTCATCACTCTGTTGGCTTTCTCAGGATCTGAATTTTCAGACACCACTTTATTCATGAGATTCAATGAATTCTGATAATTCGTGAGCTGAGATTTTTCACTCTCTAGCTCCGCCGTGATTCTTGCGATCTCAACTGAATTGTCTGCAACTGAATTTGAAGTTTCAAGATGCACCTTGGATAGATAACCAAATGTTCCCAGCGAAGTGATGAACATCAGGATTACAATCGCAAATATAAAATAGCCTTTGATGACTTTTGGTGCAATAGACCAATTGCGATACAACCAAGAAGCAGCAACAAGTTTAGCAAATTCTAAAGAACTGCCCATCAATGTAATTGGTATAACTGCTCCAGGAAAGATTGCGAGCAGTCCAATGATTGAGTAATATGCTGCTGTGCCAGAGAGCAACAGACCAGCAAGAAGTGCTAGTAATGCCATTTATTATGCAAAAAATGAATCGATCGTCTCAATCTTTTCTGTATTCCAATCAATTGAAGACAAGATAATATCCAACGGTTCGAGAAAAGACTTATCGAACTGTAGGTCATAATCTATGTATTGCTCGGCATCGAGTTGTTTTGGGATCCCAGAGATAAAAGCCAAAGTATTATTGTTGAACATGTTTGGTTGTTTAAGGTAGATAAACTTAATCTTCTCACCTTCTTGAATTTGTTGATATCGTTTAGTGAGTTTCATCTCACGCAAGAAGTGATTGTATACCAATGCACCCTTAACATGAATCGGAGAGCCCTTCTTAAAGATCTGTGCGGCATCAGAATATTCACTTAAACCATTTACTGATCGAGGAAATGCAATTTCTTCAGGTGGCAGTTTGCGAAACTCTTTTCTAAAACTATCGATAAACTTATGCAGATCATCTTGAGTCTGCGTCATGATAATTTGAATAGCCTCTTTAATTTTCACGCGACAAGCAGATGGAGTTGAAGACTTTACAGCCTCAAGACCCATGATCTTGAGTTTTGGTTTGGCATACACCACACCCTCACTATCATGCACATTCAAAATATATCGCTTCTTTGCAGTCCAAATGGCTTTATCAGCAAGAGACTCACGTTTCATTTCCATGCGCTGCTGATATGCATTGACCCACTCTGCAAGTTCTTGATATGATGAATCAATAAATGGTTGCAGTTTTTCCTCGCAAACCTTGTTCATGAACTTGATCACCTTCTTGGTGTCAGAAGTATCGGGATAAAGTTTGGTGATCAATGGACCCATGTTGAGATAAATTGAGTCAGTGTCAGAAGCAATAACATAATCTTCGCCGCTAGTCTTGAGCAATTTGTTCATGTACTCATTAATCTTCTTTTCAATCCAGCGAATTGACAACTGACCAGCAGTGGTGATGCCTTCAGCGATACGAGTATCAAAGAAACGGAAGTATTGATTGCCGAGTGCACCGTAAGCAGAGTTCAGAGTAACTTTCTTAGCCAACTGAAGATTGTTATAACGAGCGACTTGCTTCTCGAGATATTCAACTTGATTCTTATCTTCAAGAACAGTCTCAATCTTTTTCTTTGCTTCAATTGCCAATTTCTTATAGCGTGTGCGATCTTTGTACATGCTATCCATAATCTCAGGCAATACGCCCTGTTTCTTTGTATTGAAGAATTGACAGTTTGGTGTAATAGTCACGCCAACATTTTTGAGATATTCAAGGCGCACTTCTTGATTCAACATATTCTCAACACTGACTTTACCTTCACGTGCAGTGGTGCGCATTTCAATTGAATAACGAGACGGTTCAATCAATGTTTCCATTGAGATGTTATACTGCATGATCAAGTGCGGATACAAAGAGTTCAAGTCAAATGAAGCGACCCATTGATGCATCCCAAGGATTGGATCTTTGACATACGCACCTTCATATTGCGATTTCTTCTCACCCTTCTTCATTTGAGGGATGACAATCTTTTTCTTCAATAGATGATTGTATACAATCGCATCCCACATGCGCACTTGCGTGAACACATCATCATAGTTGACCTTGTTATCATACGCAAGAGTCAAAGCCAACTCAATCAACTTCATTTTGTCTTCAAGTTTTTCTACAAGTTCAACGTCGCGGATGTTATACTCAATGAACTTTTGATAGTCATATTTGTAAAGTTGATGTAGAGTTTCGAACTCAGAATAATCGATCTTGCGCTCACCTAACTCAACATGAGCAATGTTATCAAGTCGATATGACTCTTGCTGAGAGTAAGTAAACTTACGATAGAGTTGAAGATAGTCAAGAATTGATACACCAGAGATGTCATAGAACTGAACATCACGGTTCATGATTTTTGAATCACGCTTGCTTATACGATCCCAAGGCGAGAGTTTTTTGGCTTCAGACTCACCAAAGAGTTTGGTGATACGATTCGCAAGATAGGGAATATCGAATTGTTCTACGTTCCAACCAGTTACAATATCGGGGTGGAATCGTGTCCAGAAGTCGATGAATCTTCGTAAGAGATCACATTCGTCTCGGCATTTTGCATAGAGCACGTCGTCACGATGCTTGCTATAATCCCCGACACCAAACACAAAATAATTACCTTTAATCTTGAGTGTAATTGCGGTAATTTCTTCGTTAGCATCTCTTGGTTCAGGGAATCCGTTTTCAGATCCGACCTCGATGTCAAGATAGGCAATGCTAACTTTATTAATATCCCAGAGTATATCATCACCAAAAGTATCGGCAATATAAGCATACTCGAAACGATTATTACCAAAAATAGGAAAATTATCGACACTCTCATACCTCTCGAGGAATTCTCGACACTCGCTGATTGTTCCTGGCTGAATGGGCTTTACGAATTCACCAGCCAGTGTGGTAAATTCAGAGGGTTCTTGACTTTGTAGAAAGAAAGTGGGTTTGTATTCGATCTTGCGCCGAACACGCTTGTCGTTTTCTACACCTCGGAAAAGTATGAACTTTCCCGAGACGCAGATATTGGTATAGAAATCAGACATATCACCCCAAGATTAAATCTTTTGGCGGCACAACAATTCCTGCGCCGAAGATCTGATTATACCCGTTTTTCACTTCATCGGCAACTTCTGCAATACAAATTACGTTATTTCTGTTTACAGTAAATGGACCGTTTGCTGCGTGCATCCATGGCATGAAACCAAGAGCACCTTCACCAGTCTTTGTACGCTGAAGAATTGCAAGAAGTGGATTCTTGAATGTGACAGCGTCACCAACTTCACCTGTAATTTCTACTACTAATTCCTCGCCACTTACGAGTTTGATCACCTTGATTAGTGACGCTGGCTCTTGTTCTGTCTTTTCCATTTTGTTTTACCTTTTTGTATTTGTCAAATAATCCTTTTTCTTTTAGACTTTGTGGCATTCCGTTTCTATAAAAAACATCATGCGTAATCGTCCAAGTATCTTTACCAACTTTAAGATACCATCCACCAAACTCTTTAATTTCTATTTCTTTAGAAGTCAAAAAGTCATTCAGTTCTCTTAAAGAATGCATCATTCACCATCAGATGCGTCACGATTCTCAGTGCTGTGGCGTTTCATCTTGAAGCCAACATGAGTTGCATGTGCCTGAATGAAAAGATTTTTTACTGCATTATAATCTTTTCGATCAATCCAACCATTTGCTTGCTCCATGGCAAGCATGCGTTTAAAACCACGTGGTAGTTTTGCACTAAAAAAGTCACTGCGATTAGCCATTCAATAGTTCCTCACACTTCTTCCAGAAGCGTTCTTGTTGTCCTGGATGGAAAATTTGATAGTTGTGCCAGAAC